AAACGTAGGAATCGAAGTACGGCAGGGCTGGTATGACGAAAATTTAAAAAAGACGCATGTCACACTTTGGGATTTGGGAGAAAATGAAGCAAATTATTCGGATGATGAAGCAGAGCATACATCAGGAGAAGTACAAGTTACGATTTTCTCCACCAACGACGAAGTGGAATTAGCGGCAGAAATCAAAAAGCACATGAAACAAAATGGATTCGACTACTTAGGAAGGAATGCAGACGATGCCGATCCGAAGAATGGAATCTATTTAAAGGCGCAAAGATTTGCAAAGTTATACGAAAGAGAGGAATAAAACATGGCAGAAACAACAGTAAGAAGCAGAACTTGTGGGTGTAAGGATATTTACGTTGCGAAAGTAACGGAAAACTCCGCAACATCCTATAAGACAGAAACACCAGTCAAGCTTGCAAGAGCGGTCAAAGTAAAGGTGGATGAAAAATGGAGTTCGGAAACCATTTACTCCGACGATGCGACAGAAGAAGTGATTACTTCTTACGAGGGAACACAAGTAGAGATTGAAATTAACGCATTATCGGCAGCAGACAGAGAGTTATTATTCGGACAGCTCTACACAGGCGGATATCTTGTAAAAGGTACAACGGACGTAGCACCAGAGATTGCACTCGGATGGAGAGAACGCAAGCTAAACGGCAAATACGACTTTAGATGGCTCTATGTTGGAAAGTTTGGTGAGGGTATCAGCGAGGAGGCGGCAACAAAAGAAGGGAAGTTGTCTCCGAACACAAAGACCATCAAAGGAAACTTTTATGAGAGAAGCTTGGATGACAAGTATGAAATCTCTGTAGACGAAAGCAATTTGGTGACGGGAGATACAACGGCGGCAGCAGCGGTTAAGAAGTGGTTTGACACGGTGCAAGAATATTCGACCACTAAGAGTGCGTCTAACTAAGGAGCGAGAGATTGAGAAGAAAGATTATCGTAAATAACAAAGAGTACACAGCACAAAAGCTATCGATTGATGACTATATGGAATACACAGACCTTGCGGAGAAAATCGAAGAGGGCGTGCAAAAACGCAGTGGAAATCGTTACAACAAAGAAGAACTGGAATCCATGATGCTATACATCTGCAAGCTTTACGGCAATCAATTTACCGTAGAGGAACTGCGAGACAGAGAAACGGGGCTAGACGCTGCGGGAATCATCCTAGAATTTAGCATGGTGGAGATGGGTGTGTCCACGGAAATCAACAACCGTGTAAAAGGTATTTTAGAAAATTTTACAAATGGCAAGTAATCCCAGAAATTGAGATTACTTGCAATGGGGAAACCCGATACATCGACAAGGTAAGCTTATCCATGTATCGGGATTACCTGGATATGATGAAGCTAGAAAATTTAGAGAACGCACACAAAGCAATGGAATTTAGCTTAAGGCTCGTAAAAAGCGTAACAGGAATCGCAGAAAGCAAGCTAAGGAAGATGGACACGGTAGCGTTTTTAGTGACGCTAAAGAGCATCCATATTGCAATGCAAGAGGTTGTGACAAAGCAAATGATGGAGCTATCACGTGCGGAGCAAGTGGAAAGGGAAGCCTCTGCCTTTGACGAGTACGATGAGGAAGAGGGATATAACGAAAGCGAGCAAGAAGAAAACCCGTGGAAGACGTGCAAGAAGCTCACAGACCAAATCGTCAAAATATGTATTCGTATCTTGCGTATGAGCTACGCAGAATGCATGAGAGAAGATGCGGTAAAACTGTTTGATTACCTCAAATATGAGCTAGAAACCTTAGAAGAGAAACATTAAGAAAGGGGGTGGAGTATGTCAGGGGCAAATATAAACATTACAGCAAGTACAAGTGAGTATACCAAGCAGATGAAATCTGCAGCACTTGTCATGAAGGAATTGACAAGTGAGTACAAAGCGGCAGCAGAACAAAGCAAACTCCTAGGAAACGCAAAAGACGCTTTAAAAGCGAAGGTAGAGAACCTGTCGCAAAAGGTAGAACTGCAAAAAAGCATCGTGCAAATGAACAAGGAAGAGCAAGAACGGCTCACGCAAAGCCTTGCAAAGAGCAAAGAGCAACAAGAAACGCTCCGTGCAAAGATGGAAAGCACAACGAAAGCTTACAATGAGCAAGTGGAAGCGACTGGAGAAGACTCTGACGAAGCGAAAAAGTTAAAAGCAGAGCTGGAAAAGCTGGCGAAAGAACAGCAAACGGCAGAAAAAAACACGCAGACAAATACGGATGCATTGGCAAAGCAAAACACCAAGGTGTATGAGGCAGAAGGTAAGCTCTACAACCTGGAGAAACAACTGCAAGATACAAACAAAGAGCTGCAAAACAGCGGCTTTAAGGAATTTGGCGATGCTTGCGAAAAGGCAGGAGGAAAAATTGAGGCAGTTGGAAGCAAAATCACGAGCGTTGGGAAAACGGTATCAGTAGGTTCGGCAGCAGTGTCCGCCCTTGGGGTTGCGGCGGGAAAATCCGCAATGGACTACGAGGACAGTATGGCAAAGGTGTCCACTATCATGGATAGTAATGTCATGTCCTATGATGAGATGTCTAGTGCAATCACAGCACTGTCCAATGAGACAGGGATATCAATTGGAGACATTGCGGACAACGTATACAATGCAATCTCAGCAGGTCAAGACACAGGAGACGCGGTAGATTTTGTGCGTCAAGCAACAAAACTTGCAACGGCAGGGTTTGCGGAAAGTTCGGATACGCTGGATGTATTAAGTACCATTATGAATGCGTACGGAATGGAAGCGGATGAAGTAACGAAAGTGTCCGACGTGTTGATTCAGACGCAAAACCTAGGAAAAACCACGGTAGCGGAATTGAGCAGTAGCATGGGTAAAATTATACCAACTGCAAATGCGAACAAGGTATCGCTAGAAAACCTAAGTGCTGGATATGCAATCATGACAGCGAACGGTGTAGCTACAGCGGAATCAACGACCTACATGAACAGTATGCTAAATGAGCTCGGGAAAACGGGAAGCACAACCGATACGGTGCTCAGAGAAAAGACTGGAAAGACCTTTTCGGAGCTCATGGAAAGCGGGGCAAGCCTATCCGATGTATTGGCAATCGTGGATGAGGCGGCGAAAGAGCAAAACCTAACACTAAGTGACATGTTTTCTTCTTCCGAAGCTGGAAAAGCAGGACTCATCATACTCGGAGATGGTGCAGACGAATTTAATGAAGTGCTCGGTGAGATGCAAGGAGCGTCTGGGAACACAAGCGAAGCATTCGGTGCCATGCAAACTACCTCGTACAAACTGCAAGTTATCCTAAATGAAGCGAAAAATACGTTGATGCAACTAGGAAAGGTGTTGATGGAACAAGCAGCACCATATATACAAAAGGCGTCGGAAAAAGTAAAAGAGCTATGTGAGAAGATAAACGGACTGAGTGAAGAGCAAAAAAACACCATCGTAAAGATTGGTCTTGTAGTGGCGGCAGCGGGGCCCGCAATCCTAATCATTGGAAAGGTCGTGACCGCAATCGGAACGGCGGTAGGTGCGTTTAAAAGCATCCTAAGTGTAGGCTCATTAGTAGTAAAAGGGATAGGAATCCTCGTATCGTCCGTGTCACTACCAGTGATAGCAATCACAGCAGCAGTGGCAGCAGTAGTGGCGGCAGGAGTCTTACTCTACAAAAACTGGGATACCATCAAAGAGAAAGCAACGCAATTAAAAGAATTTGTCGTCGGTAAAATCACCGAACTAGGAAATAAGATTACGGAAACGTGGAATGCTGTCAAAACAAGGGCGTTGGAAGCGTGGAACAACGTAAAAAGCACAGTGTCTGGAGCGGTAGATAATGTCGTACAAAAAGTAACGAACATGAAAGACAATGTGGCAAGTAGATTTAACACAATCAAAACAACGATGGAAAATGCGATGACCAATGCAGTCAATGCAGTGAGCGGGAAGCTAACGAGTATCAAGAGTTTTTTCAGCAGCATCCTATCAGGAGCACAGTCTGTGGTAAGTTCCATAATGGGAAACATCGCAGGAACATTTGCAAGTAAGTTGGAAAGTGCAAGGAATACGGTGTCCAGTGCGATCCAAAAGATAAAAAATGCCTTTAATTTCTCATGGTCATTGCCAAAATTGAAACTACCACACATCTCCATCACGGGAAGCTTTAGTATCAATCCACCAAGCGTGCCGTCATTTGGCATAAGCTGGTACAAAAAAGGTGGTATCATGACGAATCCGACGGCGTTTGGATTTGATGGATCTAATTTTATGGTAGGAGGAGAGGCGGGAGCAGAAGCGATTCTTCCATTATCAGAGTTCTACAACAAACTGGATAACATGCTAAATAATAAATTGGCAGCAGTACAACAGCAAGCGGTCAATATGTACGCTTACACGTACATAGACGGTGAAGAGGTAGCGGCAAAGACTTACACAAGGGTAGATGATTACCTCGTAGACGATGCAAGGAGAAGGAGATAATGAAGATAAATGGAGTTGATGCGCGGGAATTTGGTGCGAAACAGTTGAATGTGTCCGTCTCCGCCGTGCAAGCTACAGGGAAATACGAATTGCCAGACGGAGCAATCACAGCAGTGGCACTGGAAAACACGATGCCACTAGGACACATCAAAGTGACGCTCTACTTTAAGGCGGAGCGAAAAGAGCAGTTAGGGAAGAACCTTGCAAGATGCGTCGGGGAGGTGTCAAAGCAAGAACGAGCAAGACTTGAGTTGGATGGATACGACGGGATGTATATCGGATTTATAACGACCATTCAAAAGGAAGAAACGATATCGAAAGAGCGATGCAAATTACAGATAGAACTGGATGGGTATTTTGTAGGGGATATGCAGGAGTTAGAACTAGAAGGGGCAGGAGAACACGAGATATACGTGGAGGGAACGAGAAAAACACCGTGTATCTTAGAGGTTGTAGCGAAAAAGAAGTTGTCTGAATGGAAGATAGAGGGGTTTGGCGAGGCAATTAGCATTTTGGAACTTGGAAAAGGCGAAACCATAAGCATCAATGCAGAAGATGGGACAGTGACCAAGGGCGGAAAAGATGCGTTTGATAGCGTTGAGATGTGGGAAATGCCTACCTTAAGCCCAGGGACAATGACAATAAGGCTTGCAGATGAAAACGCATCTGTATGCATCCGATACTATCCGAGGGAATCGTAATGATACTACTAAATGACCAAAAGAAAAAGATAGGGTTTATTGACGGCACAAGAAACAGGTGCATCACAACTGTACTCAGCACAGGAGACAAGGAACTGCAATTCGAATACCCAAGAACTGCAAAATATGCAGAGGAACTGATAGAAGAGCGGTACATACGAACAAAAACAGACGAATACGTCATAAAGTCTGTGGAAAAGGCGGGAGATTGGAACAAGTACGTCGCACAGTTAAACGTAGAAGAATTAGAAGGGAAGTGCTACCCAATCGGATACGTGACGACCGAACAAACTATCAAAGAATGCTTAGATACTGCCCTTTCTGGAACGGGATGGAGTGTTGGAGCGTGTGACGTAACAAAGAAAAGAACCGTAAGTATTGACAGTGCAACGACAAGTTGGGGCGTACTCCAGCAAGCGCTGAGTACGTACCGATGCGAATGTGAAATTGATAGCGTCAATAAAACAGTAAACATCTATGACCAAATCGGGAGCGACAAAGGTGCATATCTGATGGAGAAACTAAACCTTAGAAACGCAACCATGAAGTCAGATACGTATGACTTTTACACGCAGATTTAC